AAGAGAGCTTTCAGGTGATGTCTCAAGCCACTGTGTACCATCATAGAACTTTAGGATGGCTGGTGTCTGAGATGTATCTAAATGCAAGTCACCTGTAACAGCAGTTAAAGGTGTTGTAGCTTGGCTTACTAAGTTGGCTTTACCAGCTAGTCCTGATGACAAGTTGGCTACCTTTATTTGTGGTATTTGGTTATCTGTAACTGATACCTTAGAAAAGTTTATGTAACCATTAGTGGTATATTCATCCTCAAACATTAACCCAGCTACTGTTTTCAAACTCTGATTTTCCACTGTCATAAGTGTGATCTTATCACCAGTGTTTAACGGGTTTGAGGTATCAAGGAATGTAATCGTATTTGCAGCAGCAGATGATAGATAGTCTGCATTACCACCAGCCTCCTGAAGAATACCATTTCGCCATACAAGTATCTTCTCATCGTCAGTGTGAACAAAAGCCACAACTGTGGTTGAGCCAGAAATAAGTTTATCTTCTCTACGGAAGTTGGTTACAGATTGCGACCTGATTGAAAAGATTGTTATCTTGTCGCCAAGTGCTGGTGCTGGAGTTGTATTAATTGTAACAGTATTGGCAGTAGAGTTCTTTACATATTGAGCAGCAGTTCCATCACTTAATGTGTCGTTTAGAAGTATTCCGTTTTTGTAAACATTTAAGTCTTCTGTTGATGGGTCATATGAGTAAGCAACAACATTATTAGCAGTGCCAAGAACAGCAGTCGCAGTAGCCCCTGTTCCATTGCCTCCAGTTAACGTCACAGTCGGAACAGTAGAATATAAAGTTCCACCACTTGTAACAGTTATTCCTGTAACAACACCATTAGCATCTATCGTTGCAGTTCCAGTCGCAGTCGTACCAGAGGTATCGGTTGGTGCAGCAATTGTAACAGTCGGAGCAGTCGTATATCCTGTTCCACCAGCAGAGACTGTAATTGAAGCGACTGGCCCACCTATAACAACGTCTTGTCTGTTGAAGAAAAACGGCCCCTCAACATTTCCGACTGAAGCACCAGCAGTGCCTCTGAAAGTGGTGATGTCTGCAATGGTTATCCACCCATCTTCAGCACTTGTATATTGACCAACCCGATACTGAATACCAGAGTTAGCATCAATTCTCATTTCAATTGGGCCACGAAACACACCCTCTTCATTAAAGAGGATACCCATTAACTCGGCTATTGTCTTGTCGCCAAGCTCTGCTGAGTTAACGTATCTAATTACGTTCTCAAAATCTGTGTGGATATTTCCAGAGTTCACATAATTCTGAGGATGCTGTTGTCTAAGTCTTGCCATTTTTAACTCCTCACATTAACTGCAAAACCGATAATTTTAAGCAACCCTTTACCCTTTGTTGTAAAGCGAAACTGAACTCCTCGGTATCTGTGTTCAAATTTTCTTTCATACTGTCTTGATAACGGAACATCAGGGAAGTTGTCGTCCACACCACCCTCAGTGATGGTGAACTGGATAGCCGATAAGTATCTGCCTCTTTCATCAAAAGCTTCTACCTGTAGCTCTCCTTTGCCTGTTGCCTGAAGTATAAAAGAATAACTTTCTTTAATATCGTTGATAGCCCCTTGCCATAAAATGGGAGTTGTTACTACCATCTCAGGGCTAAAATCTAGTTCATCTTCAACCTTCTTCCGTTCCCAAACACCACCAGGAGTTCCCAAAAGAGTGACACCCCCAAGCTGTGTTCCACATCTGGCGTTAAGAAAATCACCAGAACTCCACTTACTTTCACCACCCTGGATGGGGTTTAGTGTAAGAGTAAGTCTTTTTGTTAATTGGTCTGATAAGGGAAAGAACACATGATATTGTCCTTCATCCTGATCGTAAAAAGCTGATATTTCTTCTTTGTTTTCTATCTGCCTTAGTAATGCACGATAAGTTAAATCAATCTTGTTAGACATTGGGATAGTATAAATTGTAACACCATTTGTTTCACTTCTACGAAGAGAGTGAACCCCATCCCTAGAACAAAACAAAAGGTCTGATCCAGCTTGTGTGATTGAGTTATGACTGATTGTTCCTACTTTGATATTTGCTTTATCATCAATAGACCACTGCGTGTAGTCAGGGTGTAGGTTGTAGACTAATGTTTGATCGTTAGTGAACACAGCAAGTCTTGAGTTTTCAAATACTCCCAAACCCATAATCTCATCAGCAGTTCCGATAATGTTTCCCACATCAATATCAGACGCTTTAGTTACTTGTTGTGCTGCTGGGTCTTCGTCATCAGTAAATGTACTCTCGTCATCCACACGACTAAAATCAATTACAGTTCTTTTTCCTGGCATCCCAGCTATAGCAAGTCGTCTTTGAATTGAAACAGCAAACCCAGGTCGGGGATCAGAAAACGCTTCTATTTGTTTCCAAGCAAAGCCATCATACTGATACATGTTAAAGTCTCGTGAGGCGAAGACAACCTTATCGTTATAAACAGTTGAAGTAACGACTGCCTTCTTTGGGTAAACTTCTGGTGCAGTGTGCAGTCTTTCAGATTGTAGCGTCATTCCACCACCATCAACCTGAGACCATATTGCTAAATCACGACCAAAGAAGTTCACATGAGTAATTAACTTATCACCCTCAGTTCTTTGACTAGCCCCTGGATCACGAACCATTGCCCCACGCCAGTCGGCAAACCCGTTACTGATGTCGATCATATGTTGTTTTTGTCCTGTGTCTAAAGCACCTTTGTCACGAGAACTATCAATCCCCTGAAAGTCTTCATAGGGGTATGTTTTGTATTTAACACCCGAAGGTGCATAAGTCGTAGACATTATCTACTCCCGTCATAAGACTGTGTTCCAGTCGGCTTTACACTTCTATCCCAAGGGGACATTTGTATATCTCCAGAACCATACTTTCTGTAATACAAAATTCTATTCATCATTTTGAAATACATAGGGCCATATGCTTCAATCTTGTTAGACTGCTGTTGAACAGAATAATGATAGAGCATACCAGCAACCATGATGTTATCAGGGACTTTTCTAATATCTGATGGGTGGAAATAATAATCTATTTCAGGGTTATCCCAATAAGGATGTCCTCGTAAATCTTCCAATACCAGATTAGCAAACTCGACAAACATCATCATAACTTCGCCATCGACTGTGCCAGGGTGCATATCACCATAGCGTCTTAGTGCTTGCATAGTTATGGTTTCAAGAGAAGAGTAAGGGGTTTGAAGATGAGGATTGTTTCCTGAGTAACGATTGCGTTGCTCCTTCTCTTCCTCATACTCTCTCCAGGTTGTGTCTGTTTGAGCGATTGTGTTTGCATCAATACCTTGTCTAAGGTCTTGTGCACCAGCCTCTACAGATACACCATCAGTATCATAATGGGTTGGTTCGTCTGTTTCAGGCGTTTTCCCTTTAATGTTTTGATACGTTCTTGGTGTAGCAACTGTTGTCATGGCTTAGTCCTCTGATTTAATCACTCTTCCTGAAACAAAGAAGTCGTGCATTTCCATAGCTTCTTTAAGTTCTTTTGGAATTGCCCAAATGCAATACTCTCTCATTTCATCCCAGTAACCATTCATGTGCTGGTTTCTGAGTTGAATATTCCAAGTTTGCGTTGTTGGTTCAGCAGTAACGTAATATTCAAAAACTGCTTTGGATTTTTGTGGAGGCGATTTTTTAGCTGCCTCTTTAGCTTTATTTGACTTAGCTGATTTAGCAGCATCTTGCCTAGCTTCTTGACGATTTTTCATGGTAACTCCAATAAAATAAATAAGGCGAGCCGTTAAGCTCGCCTTATCTTACAAGTTATTAAGTAGTTAATCGTCCCTACTATTACACTGCGTTCCAGTTCTTGATAACCCAGTGTGGTTTAGACTGAAGCATTTCAAGTCCACACTCTGATTGGTACATATGCTTTACACCATCAAAGTCTGGAGCCTCAATGTTTCTCATTAACTGAGTGTCACGACCAGCCATGTACTTGTATGAAATTTCATTCATATCAAGAATGACAGCAGTCTTTTCCATGTTAGGAACTTGACGGAACATTGGGTGCATCTGCACAAGTAGATCACCAGCGTATGTTGTGTAACGAGTAAATGATACACCATAAGCATTGTCTACTTGAGTAGGTTGCCACCTGTTCTTGCCAATTTCCATTAAGTTGGAAATAACTCGTGCACCAGCAAACATTACCTTCTCGGAACCACCATACTGGAAAATGCTTTCGATCAATAGACGATCAAATTCTTTTTCAGTAATTGTGTTAGCAGCAGCAAATCCTGACGCTGCATCTGATACGTTTGTAATCTGAGATAACAAACCACCAGTGTAACGTGTTGGGGATGCTGATGTGCCGTTAGCGATATGACGCTTACCGAAGAACATAGCTCTTTCGATGTCTGACATGTGCATCTTGAGGGCTTTAGTCAAGCTCTCTTGCTCCTTGTCTCCAGTACGGAGATAGGTGTTTTGCAAAGTTCCAGAGACTTGAACAGCAGTTTTGAAAATCTGCGTGTAGTTAAAGTCTGTGGTTGGATCGAAGGATACAGCAGTTGGTGCTGAACCACCTTCAATATCTGCAAAGCCAGCAATAATAAGACCACTATCGTCAGCAATCTGATGAGTTGTTCCACCGATGTTACGCTCCAAAGTCAACTGATGGTTGGCTGTGTTCGCAGCAGCAGTAGCCCTCATTATTTCACCTGTCACAGTATTGTAGATAATTGTGCCAGGTATAACAAACGCCTCGTCATCACTAGCATCAACAGTAACTGTTGTTGTTGTAGCAGATGCAACGGCTCCGTTTACTTGTAGTTTACGATCTGGGAGTTCATCCCTGAAGTGATTATACTTCGGATCGTCTGTGCTTTCACTACCAGCCATTGATAACAATGCCTGTAGTGGTGCAGAACCATTTGGTTCTAGGAGAGTAAATAACTCTCTATAATTCGTAGGTCGGAAGTCGGTAGTAAACTGACCAGTCCCACGAAGTCCTGAAATAGCAGCCATGTGAATATCTCCCTTTAGGTTGCTTAGTTGAACAATGTGTTACTTAGGTGTATTGCCTACTGTCTCCAGACGTATGCCTTGACCTTAGTATTTTGTTGGTGTTAGAGGCCGTAGCGTCTTCCAACAAATACAGTATTATCTATAGTCTGATTATTAGTCGTCCCTATTATGATTATTTTTTTACATACACAAGTCTTCGTATCGAAAACTTTTATCAGTTACTGTATGAAGTCGGTGCTTTGATAAATCACCACCCCTATTCCCAGACCAAAACCTTCGGAGCCAGCTAAACATTAAACTAACCCTCTTCGTTCTTTTGCTTGCTGAGTAACAGCATCCATAAATGCTTGATTTGGATCAGCATTAGGAGCATTGCCACTTGAAGCTGGGCTTGAATTTGGAGCACCTGTGAAGGCTTCTCTACGACTTGCCATAGTTCTTAGTCGTTCCATTTCTGGCCCCTGTCTGTTAGCAGAAAAATCAGCCATGATTTTATCTACAAGTCCAGCATCTACAAAATCTTCGACTGCGTACCCACGCTCAAAAGCAAAGGTAAAGAAGTCTTTTTCTGCTTCATCAGGTAATTGGTATTTTGATTGTGCAGCATTGAGATTATTTGCAGCCATAAGTTTTGCAGCATCGTCACTTTTTTGTGCAGACTGCTGAACTAACCCAGTCGCATCTTGTGTTATCTGCTGAGACTGTTGCAACATACTCTCCATTGCCTGTCTCATCTGAGCATTTTCAGCACTAAGTGACTGTATTAGTCGGAACCCTTGTTTATACATAGGTGGCAAAGTAACTGCATTTTCTGCTTCCCACTTTGCAATCTCTGCATCCATTTCTGCCCCCAAGCCATCGTCTGGTCGGTCAGGAGAAGGGTCTCGGTTCCCACCCATTTGTGGGTTTTGAACATAAGCATTGGCTGCTGCGTGTAAAAATTGTGCAACATCATCACCAGTCGCTTCATGTCCGTTTGCTCTTGCCTGATCCATTATCTGTTTAACCAAATTCATGGCTGGTTCTAATGGTTTATTCATTGCATTTTTATGGTTCAGGTCTTTGTATCTTGTAGCCATGCCAGCTATCTGAGTTCCAGACATACGCCTCGTATCGCCTTCACCAAAAGGCACATCTATATATGCCTCCATAGTCTGATTATCACCCTCGGTATTGGGAGCATTAGCTTCCATAACCTTTTCAGTCGCTGTAGGTGGTGTCTCAGGTTGAGGTGGAGGAGTAGCTGGTTGTTGTGGTGTTGGAGGTGCAGCTTGAGGAGGAACTGCCCCTGGAGGGGGTGGAGTAGCCTCTGCGTTTGCTTGCCCTAATTGTTGAGATGCGACTGCATCCATCATTGCTTTATCAGCGTTTGGATCGATTGCCATTTTATTCCCTTTCTAGCCGTAGCGAGATTAATTTATTGTTGAAGCCGTAGCGTCACCATTTAATTTTGATGTGATTGGTTTACCTTGTTGGGCTGCATCCAGCAGCAATTCGTTTTCCAGTCGTGAGACCAGAATATCTGGTAAATCTAAAAACTTCTGGGCAGCCCACATCGCACCACGCCTGAAGTGTATTTCTTCATTAGTCATATTCCCACCTTGATCGGTGAGTTGAAGGGCTGCTTGAAGAATTGCATCCCTCATTTCTTTCTCTAACACAGTCCATGCGTCAGATTTTTTGAACTCGGATAAAATCTCAAATCGTTCTTTTTTGTTCATTTATTCAAGCTCATATATACTCCGATAGAGATAACACCTAATATGGCTAATACCACCCATCGAACCATCGTTTTTATGGCTGTAGATTTTATATCTCTCCAGCCATCAATTAACTGTCGTAAGTCGTGAATATCTTTTGCTGTATCCAGGTCGTCTGATAATCCGACTTTAGCCAGTGCTCTTTGAGCACCTAACTCGGCTGATCTTTGCAACATAGCTTCAAGCTGTTCATCTGATAAGTCAGCCATAGTAATATTACTCTGCTCTGTACTTAGCTTCGTCAGCGTCTATATCACTTTGCTTACCACCATCACTGATACCCATTGCTGCTGCTTTAGCAGCGTCACCAGCGATCTTAGGTGACAAAGCAATAGCCCTGTTTAACAAGTATTTGTTGCTAGTGGCAGTAGCATCTGGAACGATCTTTTCAAATCCATCTTCGGCTTTTGCATAGGTACTATCCACTGCGTGGTAGTAGTTACCTTCAAAATCCATGATAGCTTTAACCTTCTCGCTATCCCAAGTAGGGTTACCCCACTTTTCTCTGGGAGTGCTATATAAGACTGTTGCCATTTCTTTCTCCTTTATATTGCTTTCATTCCGACTGTGGTATCTGCTGGGAAGTTACCAAGACTTCCACTATATGCTCTACCCCACATATAGAAGTTTCCATCGCTATCCAAGGCTCCACCACAACCCTCTTGAGTAGAAGATGCGTGATAGCCCCAGTTAGAAAGTCCTATAATTTTTCCTTGTGCACCTTGAGGTAACATGACTGGTTTTGGAGTAGGATTGTCTGTGGCAGCATCAATAAACCCAATTGTAGCTATTCCATAACCAGCAGAATAAACAAAGCCGTTCTTCTTCAAGGCTCGGTCTGCTGCTGATTTGTGAACTAGAAAATGGTTCCATACATATGGGTATGAAGTGCTAGTTGTATTAGCAGAACTAATAACATCTGAAACCCAAGTTAACTGATCGTTACAAATAACTGGGGTATTATGTTGACCAGTACTTCCAGTACCACCTTCGCCACGATAGTTACGTCCAGCGTGGTACATTCTTCCATCGTTGGTTACAAAGAAAGCATTACCAAAATGCGTTTGAGGAACAAAACAATCTATAACATATTTGTTTGTATCGGTTCCGAGACCACCAACAACCTGAGTTAATGAGCTTACAGGTGTTGTTGTGTTGCCATGACCTAGCTGTCCATATCCATTATAACCACAGGAGTAAACTCTTCCTGATGCACAGACAACGTAAGTATTACCATATGAGCCTGTCTGAGTTACAATTACTTTGCATGGAGTTTGCCCAGATATAGTTGTCTCCACTGGTGAAGTTGCATCTGTTGTGTTGCCATTGCCAAGTTGTGAGTACCCGTTATATCCCCATAGAAAGAGCCTGTTGTCAGTCGTGATGGCAGCAGCATGGGAATATCTACCACCAGACATAGCTATAGATTTTACGTTTTTATTAAAAGTGGTTAGCTTCTGTGCTGTGTTCTGGTTGTTTACGTTTCCAATTCCTAGCTGACCATGAACATTGTAACCCCAAGCATAAACATCTCCGTCTTCCATGAGAGCCAGAATTGAGCCGTAATTTTCTGCTTGTGAACCACCACCTACTATATATTTTACTGGGCCAGCGTCAGACGGGAAGTTAACCTTGCCCAAGCCAAGTCGGTCTACGTTTGCACCATCTCCATTTTGGCCTTCATCTCCATGTCCACAGGCATATACATCACCATTGGCATAGACGACATAGGTGTTTGCGTAACCATTAAGAATTTGTTTAGCATCACTTTTCTGCAAGTCGCTTTCGTCAGCCGTGATGCCAAAACCACCACCACCAACTTGAGATACCTTAATGCCAGGATTGGAAAACACTTGATAGTGATCGTTTGCTACACCTACTGCGTTTGCACCTTCAGAACCAGCACCCCAAATTGATGGCTCAATGTAGCCATTGCTATACATCAGAAAACTACCTCTTCTGTAAGTGGGCGTATTGTTGCAAACTTGAGCATCAAATGTTCCTACGTTTGCCTGATAAGGGAATGTAGCAGCATCTGTAATCATGTTAGCCATTCGGAACTTACCACCTGACCACAAGCCTGTGATGTCGCCACTAACGGCAGCAACCTTTTGGTTGTAAAATTCTTTTTGTGATCTCCAAGCTGGTTTGTTTGTGTACCTGTCGATACCTAAAAGGCTGTCATTTTCACCGACTGGAAGTCGTACAACGCCTGTGGCAGTTACAATACTGATCTGCCCACCCAATCCTACTGTATCGAATGTGGCACTGTCTGTTCCACCTGAGTAGTAATAGACTGTTGCTACATTAGGGGTTGCTGGGACTGCGACTGTCACAGTTGCATTGGCAGTTCCTTCTGTTCCTGAACGTGTCACATGAACTGTTGACGTTGCGTCCCAACTATCTAAAGCTACACCTGAGTTGTGTGTACCATCTGATGTTGTTGAAAACGAAAATACATGCCCAGTGTTACTAGCATCTGAAACATCAAAAATGTATGTAACCCCAGGGTGCATAGTAAAGCTAGGTGCTTTTTCGTAAGAAGGATTAAAATCCCCAACGACATTTGTGTCTGGACGTAGATAGTAATAATTTTCTTGACCATAAGCCCTAACGTGTACGGAAATGTTCTTTGTGGTTTGTGTCGGTGCACCTTCACGATAAATCATGTCACCAGCAGTTGTTGTTGGTGTTGTAACTGCTGCTGAAATAGCTGCTGTATCAACTACAAACTTTACTTCCGTACCCTCACAGTAAACCCATCCCACATCGTTAGCTGCAATTTGTGGAATATTTGTTGTTTGAGCAGCAGTCTTGAGTTTCACAGGAACTGGCAGTTTGTTGTCCACCACAAACGCCACGCCCTTTAACGGAACTGTAAGAACATACTCTGTAGCTGTGTGTGTACCTGAAGTGTTTGTCAGTTTAATAACTGCTTTAGATACTTGCACATCAGTTAATGTTCTGGCTTGTTCTGTGGCAAGGGTACATTCGATGGCTTCGACAGGTTTGGATGCCTGATCTGTCATTTCTATTAAGGCATCTGCACCATAAATTCTTTCGACTGCCGTTGATAAATAAACCATGTCTCTGGCTGTTGTGCCAGAAGCATTTGCGAGAGTTTTGCCTTGTGTTTTTATGGCATCAACTAGCTCTTTTAGAGATTGTGTGGACATTTATTTTCCTCCTTCAAAGGACGTTAATACCAAGCAAGACATCTTCCTCTAATAAGTCTAGCCTTGGCTCTGAGTTAGCTCTAAAGGTTTGTATTTCTCCGAGAATTGTATTCCCATCAAAAAACTCAACCCATTTTGTTGCGTCTACTGTTGCTGGTGATGTGTGTGCTGTAATACAGACTAAAACCTTTTGACCACTTTGAACCATGTCAAGTCGTTCATAACTTTCTCCAGATGCGTAAACGCCTTTTTGTCTGAAGAACTTTTGGTTCGTATCTTGCCACCCATCGTTAGCATTAGTAAAATTACCAAACCTAGCCTGGAGAACTGGTTCTGCCCCAGCAGTTTGGTTTACACGAAAAGCAAGGGCAGTTGGATTAAGACCCCCAGTAGATGAATAAAGATTATCCATAAGGGCTGAGAGGGTAAATCCTCCCTTCTCACAAGCCTCCAGATATGTATCGAGAATATGAGTTCCAGTCGTTGCCGACCTAAACGAAATCTGTTCTCCTGTTGGTCTGGTAAATGCCATATTACTTTCCGTCTATAGTTCGTCTAAATTTACTGCTATGTACCACCTGTGTCGTCCTTACTTATTCAATACCCATCTTTTGCATTAATGTTATTAGTTTTGCCTTGGTTAAGGCGTACTTGTCGTCCTCATGGTAACGAGCATTTAAAGAATTTAATTTCCACATAACTTCTTCAAGCTGTTGCTTACAGCTACAGTTTCCACAGCCTTGTGCTGGGGCTGGCATTGTTTTCCGTTCATGTTGCTCAATAGCTTCTTTAATAATCTGTTTCATCCATTGCTTGGACAAACCATCAAGACTGAGGTTGGGTTCAAGTTCTGCTGCTTTGGTTTCCATCTTATTCTCCCATTCTCTTTAGGTTACCCTTTTGTGCCTCTTGCTGTAATTGCTCTGCTGGCATAACCGAAGCACCTCTTGCTTTTTCCATCATCTCCATCTGTTGGGATGGCGACATGCCTTGTTGTTGTTCTTCCTTACTAATTTTAAACTGGTCGAGGTCTGAAACACCCATAGATCGGACAGCTTCTTCAGCTATCTTGCCCATCTTATATTCCATAGACAGACCACTCTGGGACATAACCTGTAAAATATTCATCCACGTTTCAGCGTTTCGGGTCGGCTCTATTGGTAATGTGCCGTCAACAACCAAGTAATCTATATCTCCCTGTAACATTGTAGCGTCAAAGTCGAGGTAGTCGTCCTTGATGATAGACGCTAATTTACCAGGACTGTCTTCTGCTGAAATTCTTAGTGACCCTTCCATGTTGATTGCGTCTTGCAGATTGGCAACCATCATACGAACCATAGGTCTTACGGCAGTCGCTGACATAACACGACTGATTACGCCAAGTCGTTGTGATCCAAGCTGCGTAAGTCGTTGTATTTCAGTCGCAGTTCTTATTCCATCTGAAGTCGGCATACCCTGTTGCATGTCAGACGCAGCACTAATTCTTTGTTTTAATTCAGACATTTGACCAATATCGCTCCAATGACCTCTGGTAACATCTGGCACTTCTGCGATAAACACACCATCACCTGGCTTGGTTCCTGGCAATGTTCGCACTAATCCCCAGGGATTTCGGTCAATTAAGTCGGGAATACTTACTGAAGTCGGGTCTACAAATATCAAATTACTAAGTGCAGCCTGTACGTTATCGATACGAGAACGCAATAACCATGTGCTAATTTCGTGTAACGGAAGCATTAAGTCATACAAAGACTGTGCATAAGTCTTGTGGCTGTCGTGATAAAGACCACCAATGACTACAGGAAATTGTCTGCCGTATGGATTTAGTTGGAAACGTATCACTGCTTCTTCGTCAAGTATTGTGCACATTAGCCAAACTTGACCTAACTGTGGCATACCTATTTCATATCCGTTTAATCTAATCCATGCCTCGTCTGTAATTCTGTTATCGTCTATTGAATAGTGAAAACTGTTACCAGCACCTGACGGGTCTTGTGGATTTATGTTTAATCCCTTGCCTTCTTCTTTTACAAACCTGTGAGCGTCCCAACTTTCTTTAGTGGCTCGCTTACGTCTTAGACCTGGGTATCTGGCAACCTTCGGGTATAAGTCCTGTGCTAACAATGCGTTAGTAGATATGTGATCTGTAAAGACAATAAACTGCATCCTGTCCCAATCACCCCACTGAACACGAGGGTCAGGGAATACTCTACGAGGATCGTAGTTAATCATCTCATTTGTTTTCTTTTGAGCGTTCCATATCACTTTGGTTGGTGCAAAGCCGTAACGAATACTGTCAAGTAACATTTGTGCTAGACGAGCTTCACCAGCCGTTCTACGCATGTGTTGATGCAACAGACGTTCTAATATCATAGACGGCTGCTTCGACTTTCTGTTGAGACCCTCAAGCATAAACATAGGGTTTCTGCCCGAAAGGGCAGACATAAGATAAGTCAGAACTGTATCAGCTATAGCTCTTGTGTCAGCAACGACTGCTTTTTCTCTAAATTTTGTAGCATCTGACGGAACCCAAACATCGTGTGCTCTGTCAGCGTCACGCCAGTGATCGTACCTACGACTGATCCTGTCATGTGACATCTTACAGCAAGCTCGCACATAATCGACAAGCTTCATCTCTTGATCGTCAGAAAGCATATCACTGATGTCTTCATAAGCCATCAATGGTTCTGCGAGGTTTGACAGATCACAGATAATATCTAAGCTGTCTCGTGGTGCTTCTTGTTTATAGTTTGCCATGACTTGTATTTAACCTCTAAAAAAAGTTCTGTCGTCCTACAACTCCCCCCAACCTTTGAAGGGTTCGGACTTCCCGTAACTGTCGATTGATTGCTTGGCGAAAGAGGCATGTAAGGAATTACTCATGTTGATAGGTAAGTTAATCATTTGTGTCGCCTGACCTCCCATTTTTGCTAACGCATCAAGAGCCATTGAAAGAGCATCTACGATGTCGTCATGCTTCCCATTAGGAAATGTTTGCATCTCATTCATAAAATCATCTAGCCATTGTGCCTTTTCAGGAATAAAAACTCGTCCCCCTTCTATTAATGGAGTGACTGCATTAACTCTGCTGACTTTATCTGATGATACTTTTACTGGGATTACGGAGATACCACTCTCAGTTCTTAGCTCCTGAATAAGAGATTGACCCGAAGCTTTGTCTTCTATGTAGAAGCCTCTAAGTCCCTGTCCACGCCATCTAGCGTTAAGTCCGACTGCAACTCTTTTTAGTTCAGGAAAGTCGTATCTGTCACGCACTACATCTAGTATATAAATGTCCCCGTTGGCACTAAGCCCAGCAACAATCATAACAGAATAGTCGGCAGTCTCAGTCTTTTTAAAAGCTGTGTCGGCAGATATTATAAGCATGTTTATTTCTGGTAGTTCTTTATAACTTTGCCACCACTGGGCTTTTATTAAATTACCACCCTGAATAAATGGAGATTGCTGATAAAGACTTTCAAATTCCCTTGGATCAAGTCGCTGTCTCTTTTTTAATTCTTCTACTGGAAATCTATCAGGCCACAAAGCTGTCTCAACAGCTTCCCTGTAATATCTTTTACCAGGAGATACTTTACTAAGATCACCAGTCGGGACATGCCTGGGGTCATCTTCAGGTAGTTGTGCGACTGATTTCTTTATTCCAGCTTCTGTTATCTTAATCGCTGGAAAATTGATGTGATGCCACGCACCTTCTCTCCAATCTTCCGTTTCCATGATACGACCAGCAAGGTCATCTGGATGCCAACGAGTGAGTATAATAATTTCAATCGGAGGAGTACCATCTGGTTCAGGTTGCTTACGAGTTGATAAAGCCGAGACATAATATGACCAAGCTTTATTTCGCTGAGTAGCACTCTCAGCTTCTTCACGGGCTTTGACTGGATCATCAACGAGCAAACATGTAGCAGCCCGTCCAGTAGTTGAGCCACCCATACCAGTGGCGTAATAAGAACCACCCGAAGTTGTACGCCAGTCATCCACTGCTTTACTTTCTTCAGACATTTCAAAGTCAGGGTAAGACTGCTTGACCAGAGGTTCCCTAGCATGGTCTCTAGTTTGGCGACCAAATGTTTTAGCCAGGTCTTGGTTGTATGAAGTAGCAAGGACATTCCGATTAGGCTTTTTTCCCAGATAGTATACAGGGAAGAGCGTACTTGCGAGCCAACTTTTTCCATGTCTGGGAGGCATCGTAATAAGAAGTCTGTGACAACCAAGCGTCCCTTTTTCAAGAGCGTCCAGAGTTTCGATAAGCTCAAGCTGGAAGTGAGCCAATTCAAACTTGGGGTATAACGCTTTGACAAATCCTTTAAACCCATCTCTAGCTCCTTGTATCTTCAGTAGGTGTTTCGCTGCTTGTTGTGGCGTTAGTGTCATTTTCATCTTCCTCTACAATTTTAGCCTGTGCTGCAATTTGATTTAACTCATCAAACGTAAGCTCATGGACTTCTTTGTTTTCTATTGTGTGTTCATTAAACGAATGGTGTAGGTCGGGCATGACTTTGTTAAGTAGCATACCGAACACTCTAACCTGTTGGTTATTCCATTCCCGTTTGCCGTCTAATACTTCTCGCACTAACGGCATTTGTTTTCGCACTATATCTAATGTGGAACGTCTTACCCTATCTACTTCCAACGGAGTTACTGCTGGTAAGCCTGTACCTATTGTCGGGCTTGGGTTCTTTCTTACGTTAGCCATGTGTAATATACCTCACAAGGTTTTCATTTTTAGGTGCGAAATTATTAGTGGTAGGACATGGCATCACACGAAGTTGGTCGGTGGGACGGCACATAGCCCCCCCTTTGTCCCAACTTATGGCGATCTAATGACAAACTTCCACCATAAGAGCCTGATATTACAGGGTTTTTTAGTCCCATAGTAGGACATTTTACCCTATTTTTTCTCAATACTAACTCCGAACTCTACGTTTCAATAGTGTTCTGAAACACTTCGGCAATCATATCAGCCACTTACCGAGCCAGTCGTCCCTCTCCTAAAGGAGAGGTAGGAGAGAGTTGGGGGTGTCGATTTTGATTATTCAATTTCGATTTATTTCAACCTTAAACTCAGGAGAGTTCAATGCAGACTACTGTAACTTTTGTCAGAAATGACACCAAAACCTACCCTTCGGGTATTTCAATCGATCAAACTGTGTTTGACATCAATGGGGACGAAGTCATCCTTGAGAACACCCCTTCGGCAATGATCGGAGAGCAACTCAACGACTACGACCCAAAGGGTCTCTCGATCAGCAAAGCTGATGCCGTCAAGCTGAGAGAGTTCTTCTCGAAGAGAAGCGAGACCAACTTGGCTAAAGCCAAGAACCACAAAGCCAACGGCAAGGCGAAGCAAGCTTCGGCAGCCACCAAGAGGGCTGGCTACGCCAAGGAGCAAATCAAGCTCATCGATGCCTACGGCATTGCCACCTTCGGTGCAGTGAAGAAAACTACCAAGCCGAAGGCTACCAAGGTTGCTCCGAAGCAGTCTTCGACTGAGGCTAGGATCGATGCCATCGAAGCGAAGCTTGGAACCATCCTTGAGATGCTATCTGCCAAGTAGAAATCCCCAAATCCCCAGGGTGAACCATGTGTTCACTCTGGGTTTTTTTTTGCCGAAACGCTAGGAGCGTCATGGTGTCGTGATGGACATCATCTGATGATGGCAGTCACCATCAAGCAACCTTTTTCATGGAGGACACAACATGGGAAAAAGAAACTTCAATTGGAACGCCATGCCAGTCGTCAACAGACCGACAAACTTGGCAACACGACAAGTCAAAACATTCAGGAACGGAGACCTCAACTTCCGTTACTACGACATCTCGGAGGACAACAAGCCGAGCAAGCCACCAATGCCACAACGTAACCCATTCGCAAGGAGGGGCTAACATGGATTTATTCTGGGTAGTTTTCATCTTTGCATCCAGTCTTGGCATAGTCGGCTATGGCTTCTTCATCTACGAATTGTGGAAAGCCATCAAGGATCAGGTCAAGTGATGTGGCAAGTCGTTAGTCGTTATCCACGACAAGGCTATGCCATCAGACGCATCACGACTGGTGAAATCGCAGACATCTTTTATCACAAAGCACGAGCAGAACAACGCTGTGCATATCTCAACAACGGAAGGACACCATATGAGTATAAAGATAACACGCAACAAAAGGTTGCACCCCAAGAGCGTAAGGTCATTTGAGACAATCCTCAAACATCACGGCTACGATAGTGATGACATCAACTTCATGTCATTTGCAGTTGTAGAATGTGGTGGCACTACTCTTGTCAACTCCAACGGCTTCAAGTCTAGGTCAATCGCAAGAGACCTCAAGCACTGTGGCTTGACCAAAGTTCTCAAGGTTACATACCAATGAGTTACTTTGCTGGGGATGACATAACCGAAGTCATCACAATCAAGCGTGGAAAGAAAAACGAAAAGTCTTTTCGCAGACCATCAACCAACGAGACTGTGTACTGGCAATCGGCTGAGTGTGCGACACCAGTCGAGGTTAGGTTTTACAAACTGCGTAAAATTCGACCAGAGGCAGAGTTTGAAGGTGTCTTACATACTATATCCCGTTGACATCTTTAACACATCCGTGCAATATCTTAAACAGAAGGAAAAAGGAGTATGTTTGAATGGCTTACACCCGAAATGCTAGAGCATCTATGGTATCTCGTCAAAGTAGCAGTGATAACCATATCGAATTAGCAGAGCCTCTCAAGGAGGTTCTGTATGTTGACAACAATGGGTCGCTACAACCCAAGGTAAGGCAACGACCAGTCTTGAAGATGCCTACACCAATTGAATACAAGACACCACTGCATATCAAGGTGGCGACTGTATTATTGTTCATCTTCATGGCGATGTTTATTGGCTTAGTTGTCATCAACTGGATCATCCAATGTGGTGAACCAATCTATTATGCCGACAGAACATGGACGACTGGCGAATGTATATTAATCCCATACACACCAGTATCAGGTAAGTGGTAATGCTTGAGTGCAACACCCTACTCTGTGTTCGTAACCAACTGCCAAGCTTTGGAGCAGACGACATATTCATAGTCGGCTATCTCGTGCTTGGCTTTTTAATTTTAATCTATCTCGTGGTCGAGGCACTACGAGAATACTAGAAAGGAACGCTATGTATATAGCTTTAATAATCAGCCCCGATGCAGAAAGCATCACGGGCTACGGGACATTCAAGGATCATAAGAAAGCCGAGGCTTTCGCAATCCAAGAAGTCGCCAACATGAATGAAGACAACAACGGCTGGCGATGGTGGGTCTTATGGCTCAACCCAGTCGAGCATTTTCCAATCAATATACAGGAGGTAAGACAAAATGCAGAAACACTTAATTGAATTGGTCAAGGAGTACTGCGACCAAGAAGTTGAGATAAACGAGGAACACCCTTGGCACACTATAACAGATGGCACTGGCGATATAAGTCGTGGTCGTTTGGAATTTGCCGAGGGTTTACTGGAACGAATAACAGAATGGGAGAAGAAATAATGCAGAAGTTCTTAACTGATGCCCAGCTACGGCAACTCGTAGCTAACCACAATGGCGAAGAAGAAGACACAGCACCAGTCGTCAAATTCTTTGGTGGTGCAGCCACATGGCTGTTCAACGAATACAATCCAGAGACTGAGTGTTTCTATGGGTTGTGCGACTTAGGTCATGGTGCTGAGTTAGGCTATGTCGATATGAACGAACTCAAGGGAATAAAAATACCACCCTTTGGACTAGGTGTTGAGCGTGATTATTACTTTGAAACGACAAAGCCAATCTCTCACTTCATCGCCAAGGCAAATAAAGAGGGAGGTATATATGCTTGAAGACAGTGATGAGTTCTTTGAGAAGTATAAGCCAGCCGTGCCAAAGCCTTGGTATGCAGACGGCTCAATGTCCAATGATGATGACGAAGACATCTCATGGAAACTTGATACACCCTGGGACACCATTGCCCATCCAATTACCAAACACAACGGCACTGAAGAGCGTGGTGCTAACAAGTGGAACGACTTCATATGGACTGTCTGCCATGTAGATGATGCAACATACATCTGCCAAGGCTTTCAGTTTGTCAACCGAGCCTATTACCTAATGGCGACTGTCCCCTACCAAGATGGAGACAAGGACACCTACTGCTACATGGCATCAAGCGATGATGAAATGTACCCAACGATTGGTGAAGCTATGCTCGAAGTCGAGGGCTTGGTCAACGCAGAAGTATCTTCCCTCAAGAAGAGTAACCAAGAGGGCGACATTGAGATGGCAGAGTTATTAGACAACTCAATCAAGGTCATTAAAGGACACTTCAATGAAGTATCTTAACAAAATTGAGTTCAAGAGGCTCAACAACAGAGCGATTAGTAAAGGATACAATCGGTCTGTTTATCGTAAAGCATACGATATAATCAACGATGACGACTTACTACCAGTAGTCTTTACATTGGATCATTCACACACCGACTGCATGAGATGTCAGATAGCAATCACTGACAAGGTTAAGGTGTGGGTGGACATTGCCTACAAAGACTATGACAAACTTAACAATTATCATTACGAGGACACACGAAATGAAATTACCAAACGCAACTCTCCGTAAGGAGATCGAAGATAATGTAGACTTGAATAGCTTACTACACTCTTCAATGCCTATGAATAAAAGACGATCCGAGTTACGCAAGATTGCTCGTATCGTTGTGAACTTTTGCTTCACAAAACAAGACCGAACCGATTTCCGTGACAATTACCACGGCAATACTATCAGCTACATGATTGACCACACTGGTATAGAGGTATCAACTCTGATATGTGGCTATGGTCTCGGCACACTGACTGGCACAAACACCACACAATTCGGATCAGGTGGGACAAAAATTGAACAGTTGTTCTGGCGACTGTTGGGTGGTGCTTTCACAGATACCACCTTGCGAATACCCACTACTGGTACTGGTAGTGGTGGTATTGTTGGATACAACAAGGAGTTTCCACCATACAAAGATGTGCTTAAGGATCTCAAGACTGTTCATGCTCTCACGACTGGTGCGAAGTCCGTGCCACAACCTACGACTGCGACTTCTACCCCAATGGCTGTCATAGGGAAAAAGCCCAAGGCTGTCCACATCGATGCCAGTATGAAAGGTGGCATTAACAGTCTGCTCAGTTCTGCGACTGGTGGCAAGCTGACTGACATACAATCCATTCTCGATACTGCCAGTGAAGCCAAGGCTACCATCACTGATCTCAAGGATGAGTTGATTGACCTCAAGAAGAAGATGTCTGTCAGCCCACGAGTTACTGCCAGTGGCTCATCAGTTGTTGATGGCAAGACACTCACATACAAGACTGTCTACAAGAACGCATCAGATATATTTCAGATGGGTGGGAAGAAGCACAAGCCTCTCGACTTTGAGATACCTACCCTTGAGTGGACTGATGACAGTGGCAATGTGGTACGTCACCCAGAGTGTCCAGACATTGACGACACTTATCAATTCAGACTGAAGCATCTCGTCAAGTTCCTATCCACTGTCATGTTCGGTAACAACGTATGGCTTCATGGTCACACTGGCACGGGCAAGACGACTTTCGCAGAACAAGTTGCTGCGAGACTTCAGTTCATTGTCATGCGACTGAACATGGATAGCAACATGGACAGTTCGGATGTGAAAGGTTCCAAGGATTTGGATGTCAAAGATGGTGCACCCATCACAGTATTTACCGAGGGCATCCTACCACAAGCTATGGTTCGACCATGTTGGTTCGTGCTTGATGAATGTGATGCTGGTCGTGCTGACGTACTGTTCGTTATCCAACGTGCATTGGAGAGCAAGGGTCTTATCATTACCGAGGATGGTGGACGACTTGTCCAACCACATGAGCATTTCCGTTTCATTGCTACGGCTAACAGTCGTGGTCAGGGTGATGAACATGGTTGGTATCAGGGTGTGCGACCAATGAACCTTGCCTTCCTCGATAGGTTCGGTGCTTTCATTGAGATTGGATACCTCGATAAAGATGATGAGGTTCGTATGCTCAAGACTGCATACCCAGCCTTGACTGACAACGAGGTTGCCGAGATGTGCCAGTTCAGCCAAGAGATACGCAAGGCGTTCATGGGTGGTGAGATTTCAACTACCCTATCACCTCGTGGTCTCCATGCTATGGCTCAGTATTATCTGCACTTCAAGAATGTCCTTGGCGACACCCAGTCTGGATGCCGTGCAGCTATCAAGGATGCAGTCGAGACAGTCGTGATTGACAAAGCACCTAGCGATTGTTCGCAGACTATCCAACAGCTTGCATCCACATCATTCGGAGGTTGGTAATGAAAAGATTTGTAGTGAAAATCTCAACAGCAATTACTGTTGACGCTGAAGATGAAAACGAAGCACCAGAAATCGCAGTTCAACTCTGCGACTTTGGTAGCTTTGATTATGAAGTTCATACGGAAGAAGAATGGGAGGAGGTCGAATTAACTGACACATATGAAGAGGTATCGTCTAATGGTAAGACAACTGGCTCCAAACCAGTAGATGTGGGTTCGATCCCTACTACCTCTGCCAATCCACAACAACACATCCTCTATTATGATCTTAAAAATGCAGTTGCAGATATCAAAGATGATTTTTACGAGGGTAATGATAGTCATTCCCATGCAGAATATCGTGGTGTATGCGAGGGTTTAGATATGCTTGTCAGACATTTTGAAGAGATTAAGGGGGATGACAATGGATGAATTTGTCAAAGCAAAAGCTAAGAACAACGTAAGTCTTAGGGCTTATGTTGCTCAAGCCATGAAAGAAATGGATGGCATGAACCCCAAGCCGACAAGGAGACAGTTGGTTAAGTCTTATTACCTTGCTCGTAAGGATGACATAAGGATTAACGATACTTACCAAGTCGCAATTGATTGGGACAGTTCAAAGAATGGTGCAATGACACCATTTGAAGAGTGCAAGGTTATACATCTAAGCATCAAGCGATTAGATAAAGAACCTATCATGGACTACAGAGACTTGATGACTATCAAAGATAAGATAGTCGGAGAACAATACGAAGCACTCATGCTCTACCCAGCCAGGAGTAGAGAACATGACATGGCTAATCAATACCACCTATGGATACCAACAACCAAGGATGGGGAGCCACTAGGCATACCATTCGGTTGGAACTGTGGACGAAGAGTGTTCACGGAAAGCAAGTTAGGTGGCAAACAAAGATCATTTGAGGAGAACTAAATGACCAAAACTAAAATGTATAGAGTGATGGCAACAATGTCTACAGACTTGTGTTGTCATGTAAATATGCCAGCACATTGGAGCGAAGACCAGTGTTGGGTGTATGCAAAAGACTATCTTGATGGTGGTCTTTTTCTTGAAGACAAAAACACTGGCGACTGGAACACATACGACATGCACCAGTTAAACGACAGCGAAACGAAAGCAGTTCAGGAAGTCGTGGCTAATGATGGTGAGGCAGTAATTGTCGATGCTGAACCGACTACCTTTGACAAAGACCCA